CTCCATATTAATCACTTGTTGTCATTGTTCCTGTTATACCTAAAACTGTCATTGGTAAGGGTTGTGTTTGTTCAATTTGTATTTGTCCATCTCTATCCCATCCTAAATTACTTACTCTTTTATCTCCAGTAAAATCTGGAATATCTTGCCCCATTGGTGTAGCAGATGTTCTAAATGGTAATTGATCTCCATTTATTGTAACTCCAACACTTTTTAATAATCTTACCATAACTTCATTATACCTTTTTTTTCTTCCTTGTGCAGTACCTGCTTGTGATCCAGCTTCTACTCTCATAGTTTTAATTTTAGATATATAACCTAATCCAATCTCAATACTTTTATATCCTGTTTGTGCAGGTAAAGTTACAGAAATAGAACCACCCGATACAGTTTGATTAGGGTAAACAGCATCTCCTACTAATACTTGTACACTTTCACCTTCTACATGATTTAAACCTGTTACAATTGTAGTTCCAGCATTAACTAGAGCAGATAATGTACAATCCATATTTAATGTACTATCTAAATATTCTATGTATTGTATTTTTGCTCCATTAATTCTTCTTTCTACAACTATCCATACTTGATTTTCAGATAGTGAATTTATAGATGTAACTGATTTAATTCTTGCTTTTGCTGTTATTGAATGACTAGCACCAGAACCAACAGCTATTTGTGTTATTGTTCTATCTATAGCTTGTGCATAGGTGTCTGCTAATTCTATTGTATTACTATCTCTAGCAAAAACATAATAAGTTTCACCTTCTGTTAATTGTGGTATTTTAGTTCCACCACCAGCACTATAGGTAATTGCATCACCTGTAGATAATCCGTGAGATGATATAGTAATATAACCATTAAAATTTGCATCTGATGTATAAGTTGTTACTCCACTTGCTCCATTAAATGTAAATTTATTTGAACCACCAAAAATATGTCTATGCCAAGCCACTACATCTTCTTCCCTTTGATATGTCATACCTAATAGTGTGCCATCTGTTCTACAAGCCCAATAAATTGAATCTGGTTCTTGTGCATAATCAACATCAACAATTCCTGTATCAGTTATATGTTCTGCAAGTAATGTCATATCTGGTGCTAAATATGCATCATCTTCAAAACGATATGAAAATTCTCTAACTTTTCTTTGTTGTCTTTGTACAAATAAAACTGCGTTACCTATTTGAATAGGTGCTATTGTATAACCACCATATGTAGTTTGTTGTGCAATATTAACATTGTCTGGTTTTAAAGGTTCACCTGTTGGTCTTCCAACTTTAAATTCACCACCTACAGTACCTACAATTAAATCTCTTGCTGGTGCTAACCATCTAATTACATTTACTCTATTAGCTGCAATTGTATAAATAAATGCATCTGCTGCACTTCCATCTCCTGCATCAAATTCTTCGTATAATCCAGATTCACTTGCCCATATTGTTTGAGGATAATTTGTTGATCCACCAAATACTAATCTTTGTTCAAAAAATGATACAGTTTTAGGATAACCTAAAACACTACTCCAAGCACCTAAAGACCAATCTGTTTGTCCTCCTGTACCTGTAAAATTATCTGTTGTTGTTGCTGCTACTTGTGTTCCAGAAGTATAACCTGTTATTTTTGCATGACCTGTTTCTATTTTAATTAATCTTCCTATATCACCTGAAACAAATGTACTTGTAGATGCTGTAATTGTTACAGCACCAGAAGTACCACTTGGTGTCATAGTTGCTGAAGATGTATTAGCATCTAAATAAGGCCCTCTTAAAAATGCAACATCTGCTAATGTCCAAGATGTATGTCCTGTTCTTGATAATTTTGTAGGTTTGTGATCTGGATGTACAATATACATAACATCTGCTGATTGTGTAAATTGTAAATCAAATAATTGTGCTGAAGTAAATGTTGTTGATATTTCATAAACTTTAGCGGCAGTTCCACCAGATGCATAAGCATCATAACTTGTAGAGTTTTCACCCGTTAATTCAAAAGTATTTGTTGTTTGATTTGCTACTATAAATCTTCTTGCATTAAGTCGTGTCATTCCTACAACACTATTAATCCAAACATGATCTCCATTTGAAAAACCATGTGTTGAAGAAGTAACTACAGCAGGGTTAGCTTGTGTAATTGCTGTTATAGTTTTATTAGCTTCTGTAATTTGTCCATTGTCTTTAAAAAATCTTATATAATTATTGCCAAATTCTAAAACATATGCTTGTGTAATATTAAATTCAAAAGGAACTAATCTTACTGAAGTTGTAGAATCTTTTACTTCACATACAAATCTACTACCCGATCTTCTTGTAACCCCACCTTGTGGGAATACAGTCATATTTTCTAAAGTTTCAACACCATTATTATATTTTTTAAAATCAACTTGACCAGCAAGTTTCGGTGTTAATTCTCCAGCAGTAAAGTTTGTTTGAAAAGGGTGTACTCTCGCCATTATGCTTTCCTGAAGTTAGTAAATGTATCAGAAACAAGATCGTCTATAAATCCTTCTTGTCCGTCAATACTTCTAGCTTCGGAAAGTTTGGCTTGATAAAGTTTCTGTAATTTATCTTGTAAGTTTGTACTATTAGTTACAGGGTATGCTAAATCTACAGATAATTTCGCTGTTAAAACATCTACAAACATAGAATCAAATACAGTAGGATCAGTAATCCTTGCTACATATAAAATTTTAGCTGTGCTTTCATCTGTTAATAAAACTCTACCATGTGTTGCTACATTTTCTATTTTAAAAATATAATCTTCATACTCCATACCTAATACTCTTAAACAATAAGGATCAGTTGGTAGTGCGTATTGATATGAAAACCCGTAAGCGGGTGCAGCAGATAATTGTGCTAAAGCTGCTCTTGTTATAGCGAAATTCCAAGGATGTAGTCTTAATACTGCATCTCTTGCTGGTGTGTAAAAGGCATTACATAGTCTTGCTCTTTCTGTATCATCCGTAAGACTTGTAATTGGATCATCACCTAGTCTTCTTAATGCGTTTGAACAAATAGAAACTTCTGTAGCCATAATTTTTGAATATATAATAAGGGCGATAAGAAATCAATCTATATCGCCCCTACATTTGTTAAGTTGATGATTAGTCTACAACATACTCCATACAAAGACTAATAGTACCTGTACCATTAGCACCTGCAAGAGTAACTGTTATAGGAACACCTGTAGCATCTGCATCCATTTCTGCAAAGGCATCTAATGCCATTGTAGTTGGAATTGCAGTTACCGCATCAGCAGTAGAAGCTGCCGCAGCTTTATACTGGTCTACATCAAGAGCAACTGTTGCCCCTGCTGAAGTAGTATGTGCTGCGTAACCTACTGATAATGTTGTTGTTGATCCTAAAGCATCATGTCCTAAATAGCCACGCAATAATCTTGCTCCGTTGGGTAAATTGAACATTTCAATAGTAGCTTGTTCTGCTGATGCTTCGTAAGTTGCATAAGCGATTCTAACTCTACCTGCTTGTTCGTTAGTTTTTACCCTTTCAGTTGGATTATTTTGCGACCATTTCGTTTTTTGAACTGAATAAGCCATTATATTGTATCCTCCTGTAAGATTATTCTACACATGCTATCTCTACCATCTTTTCGTCTTCAATCCGAGTTGCCCCGATTGTCATAGATAGAAATACCTGTGTTGCATAGTTTTTGTCAGATCGTTCAGATATTTTTGTAGTTATATCTGCACCGAGTGCCAAACCTATAGCTGATTTAGTAAATGCTAGGACTTGTCTGTTAGGTGTTGCGTCTTGTCCTAATCTTTCACTTCGGATAAATTTNAANCCTAAATAGGTATCAATTTGTCCTTGTGCTAGTGCCTTAATAGTATTGTAATCAGACGATTTAACTTCCGTTATATTTAGAAAGTCTGAAATTTGATCTGCTGTGCAAATCAAAAATCTTTGTTCATCTGGATCAACTTCGGCTGCATCAAGTAACTTCTTCGCTGCTAAACATTTAGCAATTGTAAGATTAGTTCCACCATGAACAATCTTTTGACCTGCTGGTAAAACAACTGATGTTCCACCAGAAACTCCGCCATAAGATGTTCCTGTTGCTGCCGAGATAATCGCATCATCCATTGCACGGCCCATAGCATAAGCACCCGCTAACGCATAATCACTTGTCGGACTTATTAACATTCTAACTTTATCTTCGTTATCAATTAAGTCTGCCCAATCGTAATCATCCATAGTAACTTTTCTTCTACTATGAGGTGTGTCCATTCTCGGTGTATCGGAATGTCTGCTAGTTCTCTTTTCGGCTGCTGTTGATCCGATTCTTTCAAAGAAATGTGATTTCCCTGTTATAGTTTCTGATCTTACAGTATCTCTTAAACGAGAACCTTTTTGTTGTGCTAGATGAAAAACATTACTCTTATACTGTTCAACAAAAGCTGTTGTGATTTGAGTTGACATGTTTTATATCTCCTAGTTTACATATAGAATAGGGGGTAAGTACCACAATGGTATTTTACCATATTCCGTAAATCGGTCTTTATCCTTTCGGGAAACCTTATCGTAACACGACACGATCATTCGGAAGTTTAAAGCCAATCACGGCTACCTATTCGTTGTCCTAAAAGATAGGGCGAAATTAGTACAACTATTATAACAAATAATTAATAACTAAACAAATACTTTCTCATGTAATTGTCGCATATGTTCAACTGCATTTTTATGCTCTTTGTCTGATCCATTATGATAAGGATGACTTTTGTTTTGTTGTATGCTTTCAATTTCAGCTTTAGCATCTAATGGTGAAACAGCTAATGTATTATTCTGTGTATTTTTAGCCATATCTTCAGTTACTTCTGAACCTAATTTAGCAAATAGTCTAACTACAGCAGGTATATTTCCTGCTTCACCATTCATTAATTCTTTTAGTTCAGTATCACCATAAACTTCTAATGCTCTTTGTGCATTTCTATGTTGTTTATCGTAATCATAACCCCATTCTTTGCGTAACAAATCTTCAGTAGTTTGTTTATCTACAGTTATTTGTGTATTTTTTCTTTGTGTTTCATAATCAACAGATTTAAGTTGATAGTCTATTAAATCCGTAACTTGTTGATTATTTAAACCTATTTTAT